AGGTCGTCTAGGAGTTCTTCGTAGGGTCCACGGTTTCAACCGTGTCGGAGTACCCGGCCGCCTCCAGCACTGCCAAGGCCGCGCTCTCAACATGTGGGTCAATTCCGAAAAATGCGCGCACGCAGTCCGGAATGGGCCTGGTTGTGCCAGTCATGTCGAGGATGGCATCGGAGGCGAAGGTGAGGCCGATTCCATCGTCATTAACGACCTGTTCGCCATTAATAAAGATTCCAATGCAGGTGTGGCCGATTACTGCGCAGGCAAACTTTGTAGCGTCAAGGCCATTCTTGGTGTCCTCGCCCGCATTCTTTCGCCAAGAGCGCAGTTGATGCTGAGTAATGTTCGGCGAGACCTGAATAGTCACGCCTGGGCGCTCAGGCACCTCAATGAATACGGGCTCCCGCTCAACCTTCTTTGAAAGGGCTTCCTTCAGTTGGTCAAGGACTGTTGGGGCCTTACTTTCCTTGATTGCAGGCTTCTTAGTTGATGATTCAAAAATTTCATCTGTCATGGGGCGAACCCTACCATGCAAAAGAGGGTGCCAGCGGCACCCTCTTTCACTTACTGCTTGCTGCTAATTACTTGACAGATTGAATGCTGAACGTAAGCGAGTATGTCGCTGGTGCGCCAGACGCAGAGTCGCCTTCCGGCTCGGTGAGTCCGACGAGCAGGGCCTGCGAGTAGGTCCGCTGGAGTTCCGGAACTGCGACATCGCAGTTGAGTTCATCAACCTGAATGTCGTAGTACGCACGGCCCACTAGTTCCCGAAGGGACGAAAGGAACGACGCATCAAGAGACTTGTCGTAGTGCCGGGTCAGTGTGATGTCTCCAATTTCGGCTGGTGCGCAAAGAACCTCGGGGAACAACTTTCCGCCGATGTAAATCTTTTCAACCGATGCGGTGATTTCACCACCAGTCACCTGAGCAAAGTAGGCGTAGGTTCCATCGGCCCGAACTGTTGGCGGGGTGGAAACGTTTACATTTGCCGATGGCTTGATTGAAGCGACAATCTGCCTCTGTGCAAGTTTTGACATTATTGCTCCTTATCAGACAACTGATGCGGTCAGGTTCGACTTGGTGACATCGACTTGAATCTGGTCGCCGATGGCCGAAACTCGGATTCCAACCTTCGCCTTGACCAATCCTCCAGCAAGTTGCGAAAGCGGGTTGATTGCGTCGTTGACCACGACCGAGTAGCCGTAGTCAATGCGCTTGCCCGTCGCATCAAACAACTCGTAGAGACCACCAGCAAGACGGATTGGCTCCAGGAGGCTGGTGAGACGTCCCTTAACCTGTGTGAACAGCGCGCTCCGGCCGTCAATCGGCGAGAAGACGAGGTCCTCAAGTTCGGCCTGGGCTTGAACCACGACATAGTTCAGCATCTCGCGGGCATTGAGGAAGCGGAAGTTATCCTCATCACCCGAGAGTGAGCGGAAGCCGTAGACGCGAACTGCGCCATTGATGATGCGCAGGGCGTTACACCGCTGCTCGTCAAGGGCATCACCAACAGTCTTACCTACTGATGAGGCTAGACCGGAAATGAAGTTCGACTCTGAAACAGCACCGGCGTACGCTGCCCATGCTCCACCACGGTTGAACGCAACGGAGCGCTTTGCAGCCACGAAACCTTCAGGCGAGATGGTAAGCGCAGTGCCAGTCTCCAGATTCATCTCAACCCAAGGCCAGTAGAGCGCGCCATATTCTGGGTGGTCAGCGGCTGCAAGAGCCTCCGCATGGTTGCCAGCCTCTGTGGCGGTGTAATCCGAGGGGGTGGAGAGGATTGCAATGCGGTGGTTGACGTAGCAGTGGTCCAGGATGTCGCCGTGGATTGTCTCGGCGTTCCCTGAAGTCACCATTCCTGGCATTGACACAGCGCCTGCCCCAAGGTCAGAGTCAAAGGCGTCAAGTGCGTCCAGCCAGTCCTGGTCCACGATTGACGAACGGTCATCGTCGCCAGCGGAAAGGGCCTGGGCGGAAATCGTGTTTGCGATTGTTCCAGTTCCAGCGGTCGCAGTTGCGTACTTGCCAGCAGTTGAAGAGTTATTAATCTTCGAAACTAGAGCCGTCACGTCGGCACACTCGCCGGTGTTGTACACGAGGTCGCCGCTGAGGTACATCTTCAACGACTTGCCCGTGCCGAGAGTGGTCACTGTTGCGGTCAGATTTGATGACCATGCGCCAGGACCAGCGGCTGTCAGGGTGAGGGCGGTTCCAGAGGTGGTGTTGGGAAGTGCCAGAGTTCCCGAGGTCGCGCTCGCGCCAACGACGCGCGAGATGTAGACCTGGGCGCCACCTTCCTCAAAGAAGGTCTGGACTTGCTGGTAGACATCCCCATAGGAGACATACTCGCCAAACACTGTCTCGTAATCAGCGATACTGGTGACCAACACCGGGTCCGCTGCCGGACCACGCTCGGTGACGCCAACGCAGAACCAAGTCGCCGTGGGGGCGGTGTTCGTGGTTGAGGGACCAGTCCGAACTGATGTATTTACGACGATACCGGGCATATGCCTTCCTCCGCTTCAGAGCGTCTGAGTGCGTTCTTTGTTTCCTGAATTATACCTAATGGCATTCTTCTATGTTGGACGAATGCACCCGTGTCTATTGTGGCTTACCAGTTCTGTTATCCAGTGCAACCTAAACTATAAGTTTTCAAAGGTTTCGCCCAGGGCGACGTTTAGAAGTTGAACCTCATATTCGCTGGCGGTACCAATGATAGGTATTGTTGATATTTCAGTAAGCGTCAAATTATATGAGATAAATGCGCCAGCCATCACTCGCTCGCCCTTAATGAGCGTCAAATCTGAGTATTCCTCTCGAATGCTTGACTCATCAATCATTGCGTCAACACCACCTTCTTGCGTGGCGCATCTATTGAGGCTTGGCGTGTCAAGGAATGCTGACCTTAGGACCGTAGTAAGCCGGTCTCTCTTTATTGTGCATAGTTCAGAGTCATCGTCTTTCACCCATACGTAGGTTCTCATAGCGTAAACCACGTCAAATCGAGGGTCGAAAGCCCGTGTATAGTCTTTTCTCTCAATGCTTGACATTGAGATAGCGACCGTAATCAGCGTTGGCCAATGGTCAATAGCGACTGGCTCATGAATTAGGTACTTCTGCGGTTCCGGCAACTCGTCATCGCTGAGATTCCAACTATTCCTGTACTTAACTAGCCTTCCAGGCAGGTCTTTTTCGAGGTAACTGTTGGCGAAGTATTTAGCCTGATGGGGCCCCTGCATGGTCATTAGAAAGTCCCCCGTGCTACATACCTGGCGGCTTTTTGGGCGAGGTCATTAGCGAAGCCCACAGGCTCAAAAACAATTTTTCTTGCTGGCATTTTGCTGGTCCCGTATTGGTGGAACTTGGCGTATTCAACTTTTGTCCCAAATGTTGCTTCGGTCCCCGAAACGTTGTTGGGTGGGCCGAAAAGTGCTGTGAGGCTTCGCATCAAGCCCCCCGTCCGGACCATCAAAGGCCAGGGTTCGGCAGACTTTCGAGGTTGCCAACCGCCAACGGGGAGACCTCCAGTTGAAAAGTTTGCGGCATTAGCCTTGCCCAGTTCAAGACGCGCCCATTCAAATACGGGCTGAAAAGCCTTGCTTCGCGCGCTCATCCCCGCCAGCCGTCTTTCAACATCCTTGCTGTCGCAACTAATTCGTATATTTAGGCTCATGCCACTCGCACGCGCTTCCAACGCTTAACAGAGAGAAGTTCCTCTGGGGTGAATCCGGTAACAAGAGGCCCGACATTACGGGTTTCAAGGTCCTTGATGCCCACCACATCGTCATGCATATTTTGCATTTCTCTTGACGCGGCTCGTAGAATGAGGAGTCGGAATACTTTAATTTGCTCGCCGTTTAATCCGGCCGTGTATTCAACCTCAATATCATCGTTGGCAAATGTTCTGTAAACATCAATGCCATAGCGTCGAACAATATAGTCCCTGCCGTCAACAAGTGTTTCCGGGACGCTCCCCGGTGTTGGGCCCGTTACTACTACTGACTCCACGGAGATAACCGGCGAATTGCGCAGGTAAACGGTATATGGAGGCTGCAAGAACGTTTGAGGCTTTTCATCCGTTCCGATAGTCGTATCGTAGAAAAATGATGAGGTTGGGATTCCAACATTTGTTGACTCGACACGGTAATTCTCGGTGAAAGTCGCAACTTCAATTGGGCGACGGAGGTACGACTCAAGTTCACTCTGCAGACCCTCAAGAATGTACTGGGCAGCGTGATTCTGGCGATTGGACAACTTGATGTCCATGTATCGTTCGATTTCCGTAACTGAGACGAGCATGGGCCACCTTCCTGCCCAGTATTTTACTATCTACTCACTCCGGGTAGGTGAGCGTTATAGGTATGACTGAATAAGTTTGTCCCAGTTCTTGGCCATAACTGAAGAGTCAAGAGCCCTCAGTTTTTCGCGGTTTTGTTTGGCTTCAACGGCCCTGTAATTAGCATCCCGTAATTCATTAAGGTGACCAATCCATTCTTCTGTCGTTGTGGCTAGTCGGCCAATTCCGTAGTCATCATGTAAACGACGGTATTCAGCAACATCCGACATAATCATGGGAATTCCTGCTGCCGCGTACTCAATAGCCTTAATCCACGACTTCGCTCTATTGAACGGAATATCTACGAGGGGCGCCAGACCCACATCAAATTCAAAAGAAAGACGGGCGTAGAGTTGGGGATGATGCATAGGGCTTGTGGTCACCTGATGGATGGGCAGGCCCACTTTTTCAGCGAAGTGTGTTGCCCCATGCACGTGCCCAGAATGGTGAACTCGCCATGGGCCAGCGTCCAGAACACCTTTAAGGATTTCAAGGTCGCCGGACCTATGTGAAGTTGAACCCACCCAGCCAACTTTCATTTTTCTTGAACGGTGATAGCGA